GTGCTCAGTTGCCATGTTAATGAGTTAAACATTCACCAACACACGATTCCACTTTAGGAACAATGGTGGGAATCTTCGGTAATTCAAAACCGGAAATCACATCAGACATCTTCAAAACTTGTTTCCAACCAAATTTTGGAATATGGATGTGTACTTCAACGTCACCAATAGACCGTAATTGTAACCTTTGATGATCTGTGGGAAACCTCAAAGATCTTACAAAGGGTAGATCACGGATTCTACTGGCTAAGTTGGCAAAGATTAACCTTGAAGAAGGAAAATCTGTAACTTCGAAGTCAATATTTAACTTCGGTACCTTCACAGAGAACACAACCTCTGGAAGATGTTGAACGGCACAATCAATGCAATTTGTGACCACCTTTCCGGGTGGACTCTTTTCTTCCAGCTTGACTTCGCTGGGAATTTGCATTGGAACCTCTCTTCCCGCGTCGGTGGATACCTTCACTGACTCTTGGGGCTTCAACTTTATTTCCGGTTGGGGAGTCTCCTCCTTTGTCCTGGAAAACTTTTCTTCGGGTATCTCTCCCGGAATTTCTGGGTGGGGTATCAGGTCTGCGAGCACACATGGGCTCAAGAGCAGCAACAAGATCGGAATGAACATCATTTCTTATACAAGCTTTAGAACTCTCTAAATTGATAGTTCTTCTAAGAAATTTCAATCTGTTTGCTACTAAACTCGGCAGACTCAACAAGGCTGATTCAAGGAATAGACAATGACGTCTTCCTTTAAAACACCTAAATTCAGCCAATTCAGCGACTCTTCGACATACATCGGCATCCTCAAACACCCAGAGAATGTCACAAAGACTTTGATAATAATCATCAATCATTGTGACCTGCAAAGTCTTAGGTCCAAGCTTTTGCAACAATTTCAACGGATTAGGAACCGCCAAAACTTCTTTAGACCCGTCATCACATTCGACCACTAATAGAAATTTTGAACATATGAATGGTTGATTATGTGGAAATTTCGTCTCGAAATTAAATAAAGACACACACAGGTCTTCTTTATCTCGAGGTAACGGTTGTATTGAACCGATCAAGCTATCATCGCCACTAGCTGCTACGAACATAATGTTCGGAGACGACAAATCATATACGTAACTTAGGACACTTAAAGTGACTAAAGTGTTACCTAAGTACGTACATGCATCACCAGTTCGTCGTTGATAATCAACGGAAAACCCAACCCCACAATCGCGATCTCTAATGTGACTTATTTCATGGGCATTAAACCATGTTGTCACGAAATGTTCTGGTATTCCTAACATCAGGAACAACTTAAATTGAACATCGTGATGCAACCTTCCTTGAGACTTATCAAATTTTGAGAAATCGATTTCCTTGAAGAATTTAGACATTTCAAGTTTATCGGGGTCCATTTGGAAAATCTGGTGGTACTTACCTGTGGGAACAGTGAATTTCGACTTCAACACATAGAGTAATCTAACCATAGCACACAAGAAGTAAGGTGAAGTCATCATGACAACCCCCTTCTTATGATAAGTTATGGTAGCAGGAATGGGTCTTTCTATGTGCAAAGAGTCATCTTCCACGGGCTTCAATGTGGTCTTGATCATATGCATATATTTATCAAGTGCGACCAATGGAATCGGACCTTTGTATTCAGACAAAGGTGGGTTTTTATTCTCGATATACTGGTTGAAGTAATAAACTTCTTCTCCAGATATCGGCAACAGTTTGGACAATCTTGTCTTATCAATCACATGTGTCATGAACCGATTAACACATCGGTTCAAGACTTCATTATGATCAAACTGGCTCTGCAACTCAGGAACATTCATGTTGCGTTTTTTCACCGCTAACAATGTTTCACGCTGAGTCGGCACCCTATGAGACAAACCACCCACAGATAGTGTTGGCATCAATCGAGTATCCGATCCCTTAGTCCAATCATTAAAGACAGACAAATCGAGATCGCAATTGGTAACCTCAAGATCTATGTCGTGGGTTTCCACCCACTCTTGGAAAAATTTATCATCAACACTGTGGTGGTTTGGGAACAATTCATCGACGGCATTCTGGATTACTGAAGGATCAGGTCTAACTTGAATAACCTTAGGTCTCCATTTTGAAACTCCAAGCGACCCGGAACAATATTCAATATGACCACAATTCCTTAAATCAGCATCAGCAGTTATGTCTGGTGCGACTGACTCGTCGGCATCAACCCACCGATGGTCTTGAATAAGACCATCGTCATCAGTCATAAATGTGACATGGGAAACACCAGGACTCTCAACGTTAAACGTTGGTATGTCTTGAATAGTTTCCATGTGATCCTCAAAGGATGTGTCGGTGACTTCCCCCCATGACACACCCTCGGGAATATGACTGGCATTCGACACGAGGTTCAAAACCTCATTAGTCGGTAACGTAACATCACTACAATCGACAGTAACGCTAGTATAGTCGACGTCAAGATCATCATATGGAAGATAGAAGGGATCAATCTCTCGCCGAGGAAGCTCTTCATCTTCATAATCAAGATCGGAATAACCAGGAATCAACCTAGCCACGACCATACCAAACGTGCAATCGATTGTCGCGAAATCGAATTTCGCTGTGTGTTCGACAACAAACTTGAACAAGAACATGCTAACCCATTCTCTAAACATGTCAGGTTCAACTCCAAACGACTGGGCAAACTCCAGTCGGCTACTCAAAGCAAGAACAATGAGGTTTTCTTTAACTGAATCCATTACGGAGGTTTTGCCTAAG